CACAGTACCCGCACCAGCCTGAATAACAACTGGGTTGATACCCTTTTTGTAAATTTGATCACGTTGTGCTTTTGTTGGATTAAATGCTAATTTAATAACGTTCTTAATATTACCACGGCTATATCCAGCAGGTGAATACCATGGATCTCTTACATCATCTGTGTATACACATGTACCAGCTACATCACCATTTAGCGGCGTGTAAATATATGTATCGTTATATTTGTCATAGCGATATTTGTATCCACTATCCATTACACCATAAGATGAGTTAAGTCCAAGATCTGATCTAAACCCTGTAATAGCCGTAATAGCAGCTGATGCAGTTTGATTTACTACGTCTGAATATGCAGGAGAAATAAACGCCAAACAGTCTTTTCTTACTTCTGCAATATTTTCGATAATATATTTACCGAGTTCTGAATCGTTAACACTTCCTCGTGCTTTACCTTGAAGGATAAGCGAAATTTCTACTTCTTCTGGTGAAACGAATAAATCATAACCAGCTTGAAGTGTACCAATTGCAACAGTTGCTTCATCATCACCATCTGCACCACCTGTAAGTGAAGCTACACCGGCTTGCCAGCCAGTAGCGTCTGTTGCTGCAGCAATATAGTTTGATCTTTGATTTAGTACGTTAATAATGTAGTTAGTTTGTCCTGTTGCTGTTTTTGCACCAGCTGTAGTTGAAACGTTAGTAAATGTTTCCAAAACTGTATTTGCTGTGCCAGTAAACATGCCATCTTCGTCGACGACTGCAATGTGAACATGTCCACCATCCGGTGCTTCATCAAACAAAGCATCATATGTTGCCGATCCACCAAACGTTGCTGCGTCAATAAGCTCAACTTTCAAAGAATCGCCCATTGAACCAGCATATTTAGCAGTAATTTCACCAGCGTCAGCAGCAACTGTGTTTGCGCCTGCAGTAGATGTTGCTGTATTAGCACCAACACGTACTACGAAAAGCTGATTACCGTATGCTAAAAAGTCTGCTGCGGTAAAGAATGTTTCAGAGTTAAAATCTGAATCTGGTTTGCCAAAGCGATTTGCTAGGTCAATTTCTGATGAAACGAGTACACGTTCATCCATTGGCCCCCACTTGAACACACCAGCAAACGCCCCTTCGGTTGTAGGAACTGATGGAATAACCGTAGTAAGGTCGACCTCACTAGTGTTAATTCCTGGGCTTACCTGAAATGCCATTTTATTTCTCCTTTTGTTATCTTAATAGTATAACTTACTCATGAATTCTCTTATTATTTATAAAACTTGTGATTTACCAAAGCCATGCGTCTTGGCGTGGTACGCTGATAATACTATCAGTTTCTTCAATCCCATCGTCATAGAATCCAAAGGGCGTTAAGTCATCTATCATTTGTTCTTCTGTCTTTTCGCGTAAAGCTGCAAGAGTATTTATGTCAGTAAGATCTTTAAAAAATGGCTGATCGGCCAGCCATCCGTATAGTACTAGTCCCATTACGAGGTCGTCGTGGCAACCTGACTCAGCTTCATACGAATTACCTCTCCGTGAAAAGGTAGATAATTCTTTTATCGTTTCAAAGTCGTTGAGTATGAATTGCTCTTGTTCTATCATCATTTTAAGCATATTACAACCAATTGCTTTTACGCTTTTAGTAGTTCTTATACCTTTATCTACATTTCTACCAAAGCCACCAGATATTCGCTTACCGCTTCTACCAGCCGATTCAGTAAAGAGTAGACTTTCAACTTCAAAATCATTATGTAATATTTCAGAAACTTGTTCACCAATATCGTTAATTTCTACAAGCGTCAATGCTTCATTATACGTTTTTGTTGTACGCCATATGATTTCTGCGTAATCCATAGGTACAATCATATTATCTCTAAATGTACAAACTTGTTTATATGGCATTTTTGTAGCGTCAATAATATGAAATGCAGAATAGTCTAAACCTTTTCCTCGTGATACGTCAACTACGCATATGTATGTGCGGCCTTTCTTTGGTTCTTCATACATACGTAAACCATTTCTTTCATGAATTGGTTCTTTAAATACGAGTGATTTTAATTTACCGCCACTAATAAGAGTACCAGAAGATCCTAGGAATTGACACTCAAATTCTTGCGCAAACTTTTCAGTGTCGAAGTCCATAGCCGCAAGTGTTTCATCTTTCCATACTGTATTTCTTCCTGGCACTTTCCACCATGGAACTTCAATATAGATGTATCCATTTTTATTTTCTTTTGCGCCTTCACATGTTTTATAAAAGTGATTTAACCCATTTGGTGTAGAAGTAAATAGAATCTTTGTAGTATTACCAGATGAAATAGTAGGGAAAACCGAAGCAAAAAACTCGTCCCAGTTTTCAACGAATGCAGTCTCATCGATATATAGAAACGAAATAGATTTACCACGAATAGCAGAAGAAGATGTAGCTGCTGCAATAATCTTACAACCATTTTCAAATTCTACTGAACCTTTATTCCATTCTACCACACCCTGCTGCATCCACTTAGGTAAAGCTTCATACGCAATCTTAATACGATCAAGAATCTCACGTGCTGAGTCACCTTTGTTTGCAAGTAGTGCTACAGTTTTATGATCGTTAAATAATACGTAATGTAAGATAACTGCAACGGCTGTAGTAGTTTTACCAGCCTGACGCGACGTATTTACAGCTACTCTACGAGTATTTGTAATGGATTCTGCAATCTCTTTTTGATAATCATACATTTGAATAGGGATAAGACCGTGGTCAACATGCACGATTTTAATATAAGACTCTGCAAAGTATATAGGATCTTTTGCACATTTAATCCACTCCTGAAGCATTTCGGGAGTGAACTCTATTTGTACGCCTTTTCCTTTAATGTTTTGGTTACCATTGTAACCTTTAACTTGTAAAGCATCAATCATTAGTTTTCATATCTTTAAGTAACTGCTGTAGGTCTGCTGTGCTTCCTACAAACAAGTTATTATTAGTAACCTTTTGTTTTTCTTCAGGTGTTTCTTGTTTCTTTTTCTTTTCAGCTAACTCAACAAGATCTTTGTTAGCATCCATTAATGTTTTCATAATGGTAGAAACAACTTCATAAGCTCGAGGATGTTCAGACGCACGTGCTACGTTTAACATATCTTCTAGCGCTGAAGAACCTTTTTCTATTACGTTATAAAAGTTTTCTCGAGCGTATGTAAAATCGTTTTCTATGTCAGTTGGTGGTTCTACTTTTTCGACTGGTGCCGGATCATATATATCGTCAAGTGGTACCATGTCTAAAGAATCATCAATTTGTTTATTCATTCGTCATCCACCGTTGTTATGATAGCTGCCCAATCATCGTCTCCGGCAATGTTAGCATAATCTATCGTACTATTAATATCAGTAGTAGGTGTACCATTTGCAGTCAATCCAGGTTGCACAGAAATAGTTTGACTACTTGTTTCGTTATCTAATCCAGTATAACTCTTAGCTTGTGCAAACTTAATAATTTTACGATCAACAGCTGGACCAAAGTACCATGCTTTTACCGTAAAGTTAAGAGTCCAAATAAGCGCTCGTCTTTCTTCATAAGATCCTTCGTATAAATCTTCTTGAGTTACGGAGTTTAAAATAACTGGAACGTCGAGATAATAATCCAATTCATCAAGAATACGTACAGAAGGTGTAAAGTCTGGCTTAAAGTATGGAAGAATTTGCTCAATAATTTTAGTACCATCTTCTGTGTACTTTGTCATAATGTTAAGTTGAAATTCTAAATTATATGGTGTTGGTGTATAAGCACTTGAATAAGAAGAAGCTGTACTACTCGTAGGAATTGAATTTCTCATTAGCGTAGTAAGCTTACGCTCACCGTCATAAAACATTCCTAGAATCTCAAACGACATACGAGGTAGCGTAACTGCCGGAGCATTTAAGCCGGGATCTTCTTGTAAACGAGATAAAAACTTTTGAGAAGGACCATATGCTAATGGAACTTTAATACTCTGAATAAGACTTCCACTATTGTCATAACGACGAATAAGAATGTCATTAAACAATGTACCAAACATTGCTACATATCGTCTTGTAGTTTCGTGATAAAATCTAGCGCCAAACATTAGTATTCATTCTCCCCAAACGGATTCGTTTCGGTAAAGTCTAAGATGTCGTCAGCCGTATAAACATTGCCGGTTGTAGCTTCTTTTTCAATAGTATCATTATCAGCGAAGGCCGAAACAGATTCAACGTTTGCAATTGCTTCAGGTGTAGTTGGAACATAGGCTTCATATCTCTTATCAATTTCGTCAATGCCAGTATTGAATCTTTCACCTGAATATTCAAACAATTCAACTCTTAAATCGTATGTTTGTAGTGCACCCATTTGATAGAAGATAGCTTCATGCTCTACGTGTTGTACTTCAAACATTTTACGATTTAATGGGAAGTAAATTACATCACCTTCGTTAGGACGAATCTCTGTGCTATAATAATTTACTTCGGCGTCAAATGTACGATTAGCTACTGTAAGTGTCATACTGTCGCGTATTTGTAAACCAAATTTAGATAGGAAGTCACCTTCTCCTTCGAATCCATCAATATTCTTAATATACATTTCAACAAGGAATGCATCTTTAAATTGTGATAAATCGTCTTCATTAAGTAAATCATCTACGGCACCTAGCGTACGAGGCATGTAATACACCTCGATTCCATAAATCTTAATAGACTCAATGATCAAATCCTCAATGAGGTTTTGCTCCATAGAATTTGAATAGTTTTCGAAGTAAAAATTCTTCGCCATTTATCATCCAATCATGTCCATAACGGGTAAGCTATAAGAAGTAATCATATCTTCTTCGAGCTTTTCTATTTCGGTTTGTGAATCTTGCAAGATTTGCATACCATTAAATTGCACACCACCTGGAAGTTGCATACCTTCGAACTTAGTTAAGTTTGAACCCCACTGGTATTTAATCTTAGCAGTAGCATAATTCTGTAACCAACGATCTTTCCATACATCGGCATAAGTATTTGGATCTACGACTTGATATGCTTCTGCAATAATATAGTGACCTTCTTCTACCTTTGCCCAGTCCATGTCAATGTGTAATTTATTAACATGTCTATTATAACGAATAGGTTGTTTACCTACTAGCAATTCTTCAAGAAATTGAATATGTTGCATGGCAAGATAATAGTTGCTTAAGTTATAATTTGAAAGATCGTAAATTTCGTTAAGCGCAAATTGATAACGAATATTAAATAAGTTATTAGTTGACAAAGCATCACCAATGTCGAATATATTAATAACACCAATAATATTCTCAGGAACGGTGATATACTTATTCGTCATATCATCTGCGGTAAGTTGATGCTTAAAGAACGTACGCTCTGTACCATCAAAGTGATAGTCCCAGTAATACGAAAGTGCTTCGTCAATACGATCATCTACTTGATCTTGGTCTACGTTAATTTCGATTACTGGTTTTCCGAGTTTACGTAAGCACCATTCTTTAAACTCGGCTCTTGTGGTCGGTTGGGCCATATTAAACCTCTATGTTATAGCATATCTTTATTCTATTTATAAAAAGAAAAAAGCGGCCGAAGCCGCTTGATTCGATATTATTTGTAGTTATGCAATTGCATAGAAGATATATTGAGTTCCAGTTACGTTTAAATTTCTATTTGATTCTTGATTAACTATAAATCCACTTGGATCCGGATCAACAATATCCTGATCTTGAATTTGCGCGTCGGAGCCATCTGTACTTAAAAATGGATCATTTCCGGAAACAATTCCACGTTTTGTATCTAACCAATACCATCTTTCACCACTTCCACCTAAACCCGAACTATCAACATCTTTGATAAGAACAAATCTTGCGCCAGTAGTGAATCCACAATCTATAGTTTGAGATGTGCCATTAGTAGCAACGTTTCCACCGTTACCAATATAACTACCAACCTTAGATATTCCAGGTAATGTAGCAAATAAAAGAGCCATAAATGGGCTAGTATTTCCATTTACCTGATTATTAGATCCTACATAAAAACGAGTAGAAGTTGGATCTGTTGGAAAAAATGTATCATCTATAGCTGATTTAGGGCTATTATGATTAAGTCTCACGTATCTTCTTCGCGTTATGTCTTGATGATAAACTATCCAATCTCCGTCTACCTGATCTAAGCTTGGAGTTTGAAAACCATCACCATTTCTAGTTTTTTTAATCCACATCATTTCTGGTACAACGCTAAGACCATGCTCAATAAATTTAGAAGCGTTACCATTTCCATTATACATAACAGTATCAAAGAAACCTGGAGCACGTTTCCAATTCCAAGATATTCTGTTTGTATCGGTTCCGCCACTGGCAGTACTACCCCAGCCATTTTCAAAATCAAACCTAAACTCAGTATCTGCGCTATTCACTAGCATTTCATCTGCACTATTTAATTTCAAATATCCACCTTGAAGTAATCTATGACTTGTATTCCATTGATCATTAATGTTAACTGCTCTAGCAACGCCAAAATCTGTAACAAATTTTGTATCCCATGTTGGAACAGCGCTACCGTATTCACCTTTATAAGTAACATCAAACACTTCTTCTGCGCTAGTTGGAGTTGCCATTGGTCTCCTAATAGCCATGTAAATATATCTTTTATTACCACCGCCTACTTCATTATTTTGGGAAAATACGCTAAATCCATCTGCTTCTGGAGCAATAAAAGCAGATCCATCCTGATCTTCAATTTCATTTCGATTTGCACGCAGTGTATATGTATATGGCTCATCTCCTCCGGTTCTATTAGCAGGAAGTCCTCTCGTACTGTCCATTAAAATCCAAGCCGTATTATCGTCTAAACATTTTATCATTACAAATTGTGGCTCAAAGCCAAGATCTGCTTTTACTATAGGGAAAATACTAGTACCAGTTCCTGCACCATAATAATTGCCACACTTAATAATATCTTGATCTTTATTAACTCCAAACTCTCCATCATTTTCGTTGTGCGCAAATACGTAAGCAACGTATTGTCTACCGTTAACGTTAACACTATCTTGTGGATTATTTGAGTTCTGATGAATAGGTACTCGAAGTTCTGTTGCTGTAGGAATTAAACTATTACCATAATCCCCTAAACCATTGGACGTAAATTGTCCACTCAGTCTTTGATAAGCCTGAGCATACGAACCAGCACCGCCTCCAGCCAATCCTATATTTCTATGCCAAACAGTCCAATTGGTATCAGTATCAGATGTGCATTTCCAAATTACCATGCCAGGCTGTGTACCAAGATTATGTGGAACAGTTTTGGTTGTAGTTCCATCTCCAGTATATTCAACTATGTCAAAAAACTTAGGTTGCTTTTTAAATGTCCATGATACATAGTTTTTATTACTAACATTATGTTCTGTACTAATTTCAAATCCGTATGGTTTAAAATTCAATAAACCATTAGATTTAGTTGTCTCAGCTGTATTAGTATCTGTACTTAAAGATTGACGATTCCCTCTTATTGTATCATATAAAAAATGGCTTTTACCAGTATAAGTAGGGGCGCTACCATCGTCTCTATCTTTAATCCATACTAATCCATCATTATCTGAACCTAAGCCAATCGTAGACGTATCAGCTCCAACATTAGTCGAGGGAAAGGTTCGAACTTGCGTGCCAATGTTACCAATAATACGTACGCCAGCATCTCTGCCTTCTTTATCTTGAACACTGCCGCCGGTACCTTGAGTAGCGTTAATTCCAGCTCCACCGCCGTATGCATTACCGCCGTTATCAGATGAACCAGTTCCACCAGATCCTCCAGGATCTGTACCACCGGCGCCATTCGTACCCTGTCCATTTAACGCGGTATTACCACCAGATCCACCATATGTTGGCGATGGCGTAGTTCCTTGAATAGTTTGTACTGGACCATCGCCGCCACCACCACCGCCGCCTGATCCATTACCTCCTCCACCAACTCCAGCATTACCACCACCACCGCTATAGCCGCCGGCACCACCACCAGCAGTACCATAGTATCCACCGGATTGTCCTAAGCCACCATCTCCACCACCATCTCCAACATTTGAAATATATGGACTTGTGCCTAAGTAAGAGCAATTACCTCCAGCAGCTGCAAGTACGATATTTCCAGAAGGATCTTTTACGCGTACGCACCAACCATTATAAGTATTTCCGCGCACAAACTCAACATCAAAAATATCTCCTTCAGATACGGGAATATTATTAGTATATCTAAGATCGCCACCATGACCAGCATAACTACTACTTGCGCCATCGTCCTGTAAGGCTCCACCGCCGCCTCCAATGCCTACCATAGAAAGACTAGTAACACCGGGTGGAACTACATACTTAGTATAATAACCATAATTATTTGTAGCTGGGGTACTGCTAAACGTCCAATCATCTCCATAAGGAGTTAAGCCAATATTATTAACAATGGTTTGCTGACTAGCATTTCCTTTATGAAGATTTACACTAAATAAATCTTCTACTATAGGATTACCTGAGGCTATAGCACCTTGTCTACGTCTGCGGCCTCGCGCCGAGAGTCCTCCAATTGTATCTAAAATCATGCCATTGCGTCTCCAGAATGGAAGCCATACCAAACAGTTCCACCATCATCGGTAACAAATGTATAGACGTCGGTTTCACCGTCAGCTGGAGCGTCTGGTGGAGTACCAGCATCCCAAACAACGCTATTAGCCCAACCCAATGTGATTGTACCACTTACTGTTACTTTTAAAATACAGCCGTATCCATTACCTGCTGCCGGTACATTTGAAAACTCAAAGCTTACGTCAGTGTTTGGTGTTGACTCAAACATGTTTCCAGTTGAGCAATCAATAGTTACAGTGTTACCTGATGGAACGCCTAGGTCTACATATGTGTTGTTATATACTGTAGCTTTAATATCACCACTTACGCTTACGTCTGAAGTAAGTGTATTAATACTTGCTGTGTTGGATGAAACGACTTCGGCCGTTACTGAATTTGCTGCTGTAACGTCTACTACGTTAACAATGTCTCTGTTATCATCAATAACAGTTGTGCCTGAAATTTTAATTGCCATCTTCGTCTCCTATGACTATTAGCTTTATTTTATTTATATTTTTTAACCCGAAACGTTTACTAACTCATCTAGTTCTGTTGGCCGCATAGGCCATTCTACCTGACCAGTTTCTTGATTGTAAGTATCTTCAATAGATTCTATTGCAGTAATATATGTGTTAAGTTCATCCATATCATATAAAAAATCTTCTTCGTTTTTTTCAATTTCATCTAATTTAATTTTGTAATACGCTGATAATATTTTATTTTTTTCAATTCTTATTTCTTCTAGATGTTGTTCTTTTAACTGATCTAATTCTTCTTGAGTTAAATCTACTACTATAAAATACGATCGTGCTTGTGTAGGATCCCAAATATATTTTTGAGTTGCTGTTATTTGCGGTGGATCTTCTACTTCGTAATATCCTGCGTCTTCAATCATTTCAGCAGTAAAATTTTCTGGGTCAGTGCGAGTTGACCCATCTGATAAACGTATTCTATTTGGTAGAGGTCCTGGATATTGACCATTAAACGAATATAGCATTTTTAATTCCTCTAAACTGTAAATGAAGGTGAGAACATCCAATGATATTGGCTAAAGTAACTGCTCGTTTCCGTGTAAGCATAGTAAGTTCCTGAATATGCGCCGGTCGGACCAGTACTACTCGAAGGAGTTGATCCAGAATCAATATTCCACTTACCATTACCTGTACCAGTACTAAGAATAACATTTCCTTGGTTTGCAAAAGCAGTTGAAGAAGAACTTGTGCTTCCAGCTGTCGATCCATAGACCCATTGACCTACGTCACCATTAGTGTTAGCCCAATTTTCTGTCCATTGCAGTGCACCGTCTTTATAATATCTTATAAGATCTACAGCATAATCACCTGTATAGCTTGAACCGGCTAAATGAACAATAGCCCATCTCAATGTGTCTCCAGCATTTGCGGCATAAGTAGTGGTTTGTCTATTATACCATGAAGTTGAAACTGAACCAGACGCGTTATAAAGGGAACCAGAAACAAGAGCACCAGTGGAAGCATCTACTAAATAAATATTAATTGTACCTATAGATCCGCCATATCTACTTTCATAAAAATTTAAATATAAATTTTTTGTTGTTACAATTGCATCTACAATAGATACACTTTGACTTGTTGCATGTAAAGTGCCGGAAGTACTTCCTGTTCGAACTTCAAGTTGAAAGCTTTCTCCTTCTGCGCTATTTTCTGCAACTGCTTGTTTATTAATAGTACCTTGTCTATAAGATCCAACATCAGTCATACTAATAGTTCCAGTTAAAGCATTGTCTGTAAAATCTGCTGCTGTAATTCCAGTACCAGTTATGGCATAGTAATAAATGTCACTACCTGTTGGATTGGCGGTATCCTGTATTGTAAAAGTTACTCCAACGCCGTCATTTTCAGTAATAGAAGTAGTCGATTCTGATATTGTAACAACTGGTGTGGCAGAAGTATCATTAATTGTCATTTGATCTTGCCAAACTTGATGCCACTTATTTGTCGTTAAATTTTGAGCAACACCTTGCGCATACCATAATTCTGTTCCTTCTGTAGTATAATCTTTGACTGGATAAAAAGTATCAGAGAAAGCATTCGTAATATTAGAAACACTATAATAATTACCCGGAGCGTTAGCTACTTCGGCTCCAATATCTGAAGCATCGGCAACACCTGACACAACGCCACTACCATTAGTTGCATATAGGTAAAGCAATCTTCCTTCATCACTATATCTACTTATAGAACCATCTTTATAATATTCAAATCGAATTACGTCATTGTGAGTACAATTACTTAAAGTAAAGGTTGCAGTAGAGCCAGCATCGGTATCTGGACCATTTACTTCATATTGTAATACACCATTTTTTAAAATTCTACAATCGTCAAAGCCGTTTTCAGAGTCAGATTGAATAGATCCAACAATATCTACAGAGTTCCAACCTCTTACAGTAAACTCCATATATCCGGTGCTACCATTACTTTTATTTGTAGAAAATCCTTTATAGTAATAGTCTGCTCCTTGCAGGCCAA